CCCAGCAAGTTAAAGATAGTTAAACTTCCTATGAAAGATGCTAGTGATATGCTACAAGCTAATAAGCTAGCGGCATTCGTTAAATGTTGGTGGGAGGCTAAAGAGTATCAGCCAGACGGCATAGTCAGCGGCACAGATACTTGGGAGGCTATAACCAACAAAATTAAAGTGCAGAGCATACCGTATCCGTGGCAAGGATTGAACGACTACACGAAAGGCTTTAGACCATACGAGCTAGTCACAATAACGTCAGGTTCCGGCATGGGAAAGAGTCAGATGATCCGTGAGTTAGAGTATTACTTACTGAATGCTACACAGGATAACATAGGTATTCTCGCGCTTGAAGAGGACGTAGCACGTACCGCTTTAGGTATAATGAGTGTAGCGTCTGATTGTCCTTTGCATTTAGAAGAAACACTAGATGTCAACACCGCTAAACTATTCTGGGATAAAACATTAGGGACCGGAAGGTATTACTTGTTTGATCACTGGGGTAGCACTAGCGAAGATAAACTCTTAAATAGAGTGCGTCACATGGCTAAGGCATTAGACTGCAAATGGATCATACTAGACCATCTTAGCATTGTGGTATCAGCACAGGAAAACGCAGACGAAAGAAAAGCTATTGACGCTATCATGACTAATTTACGCGCATTGGTGCAGGAGTTAGGTATTGGTCTGTTTTTAGTGTCTCATCTGCGACGTACTCAAGGAAGGGCGCACGAGGATGGCGGTCAGATTAGCCTGAACGAGCTAAGAGGCTCGCAAGCAATCGCGCAGTTATCCGATATGGTCATAGGCTTGGAAAGAGACCAGCAAGCAGAGAATGAGGACAAGCGCAACACAACCACAGTGCGCGTGCTCAAAAATCGCTATGCTGGTTTAACAGGCGCGTGTTGTTACTTATCATATGATAGGTTTACGGGGCGTATGTCCGAAACATCAAAGCCAAAGGATAGCTTAGGTGTCTAGTCCCCTATTTTTAGATATTGAAACAGACGGACTAAAGCCTAGCGTAATTTGGGTAGCTGTGACTATGCAAGATGGTGTCCTGGCGGAACACTACAACGCAGAAAGCCTCTCAGATGCGTTACAGGGCGATTTTAACGTGATTGGTCATAACTTGATAGGATTTGATTTACCAGTGTTGGAACGTCTCTGGGGTATATCTGTTGATCCTAGCAGGGTAGTTGATACTTTAGTATTGTCCCGTTTAGCATGTCCTGATAGGCCTAAAAAGCATTCTTTAGAATCGTGGGGTGATCGTCTGGGCTTCTGTAAAGGGGACCACGAAGATTGGTCTTGTTTGTCCTTAGAGATGCTTGAGTATTGTAAACGAGACGTACAGTTAACCGAAAAGGTATATCAAACAATCACATTTGAGCTAAGAAATTTTAGTTTAGAGTCTATTGAATTAGAGCATGCAGTAGCTAGGGTTATTCAAAAGCAAGTAGAGAATGGTTGGTTGTTGGATGTGAAGAAGGCTTCTTTATTACTATGTACGCTTAAAGAGAGATTATTTTCAATACAGGAGGAAGTAAAGGAAACCTTTAAGCCGTTAGCTACTTTCGTAAAGGAAGTAGAGCCTAAAGTTAAAAAAGACGGTAGCGTGTCTATCGTAGGTTTGAAATTTTTAGGTGACAGCTGGGTTGATGTTTGTGGCCCGTTCTCACGCATAGACTACCCTGAATTTAATCTGGGTTCCCGTCAGCAGATAGCGAGACATTTACAGCACTTTGGTTGGGAGCCTAAACAACGCACTGAGACAGATCAGCCCCAGGTAGACGAAAAGGTGCTATCAGATATTCAGAATATTCCGCAAGCAAAATTAATCTCTGAATATCTTATGATTCAGAAAAGAATAGCTATGGTCAATTCTTGGATAGAGTCGGCAGGGGATGATGACAGAGTGCATGGAGCCGTTAACAGCAATGGGACGGTTACAGGACGTATGACTCACTCGAAGCCTAATGTAGCGCAGGTTCCGGCTACGAGGGTTCCCTATGGTGAGCAATGTAGACAATGCTGGATTCCTAGCCCTGGCTATGACCTAGTAGGTTTTGATGCTAGTGGTTTAGAGCTAAGAATGCTGGCTAATTATATGGAGGATAAGGCTTATATAAATGAAATTATTAACGGAGATATACACACAGCTAACCAGGAACTTGCAGGACTTGAATCAAGAGACTCAGCAAAGACTTTCATTTACGCCCTTCTATACGGAGCAGGAGATGAAAAACTTGGGTCAGTGGTTGGCGCAGGCAGAGGTGCTGGTGCAGCGCTTAGAGAGCGATTTATGCGTAATCTCCCAGCATTTGCAGACCTTAAAAACGAAGTATCGAGAAAGGCTGCCTCTGGATTCCTCGAAGGACTAGACGGGAGGCGTTTAGCAGTCCGATCAGAACATGCAGCATTGAATACCTTGCTACAGAGTGCTGGTGGGATTGTCATGAAAAAAGCATTGACACTTCTCTCAGAATATGCTAAAATATGGAACATAGACTATAAATTTATAGGTAACATACATGACGAAATACAATCAGAAGTTAGACCATCCCAAGCAACTAAATTTGGTCATCTCGCAGTCAGATGTATCCAAGCCGCCGGACGGCACTTTGGATTACACTGCCCTCTTGATGGAGAATTTAAAGTGGGAAGAAGCTGGGCAGAAACCCATTGATAACGAAGATTATAGGAATAGCTCTAGACTAGGAACCCTTGCAGAGAGTAAAGCAATAACTTGGCTGTTACAGCAAGGCTACGAAGTGTTTAACAATGTTTGTAGTGCTGGTCCTGTAGATTTGATTATTATGGATCGTGAAGGAAGAACCGCTTTAATTGATGTCAAGACCTGTGCAAAACGAACAAACGGTTTTGGAGAAACAACGCAAAAAGCAGTAAGAACGGAGAAACAAAAAGCACTGGGGGTCCAGCTTCTTATGTACAGACCGGAAAACGGGTCTTTCTTTTGGGTAAACCATCAATCATGAAAAACATACATACACTAGTACAAGATATATACGAGCTTGTGAAGTATAAGCAAGTAGACGAAGCTGTAGACGCTGAGCTTATAATTGAAGACTTTGGCGAAGCAGTTAAAAATCTAATGTACAAAGAGTTTATTGACAGAGGCAGGTTTGACGGTCGAAAGTTGCGTATGTCAAACATTGGTAAAGAGGACCGATTCTTATGGAATCATTATAATAATGTAGGTCCGAAAGAACCTATGCAGCCTCACAATCTAGTGAAGTTTATGTATGGGCATCTAATAGAGGAAATGTTACTTACTCTGGTTAAGTTATCGGGTCATACAGTAACGCATGAGCAAGCAAAGGCTTCTGTTGAAGGCATTGAAGGCAGCATGGACTGCAAGATTGATGGAGTATTAACTGATATTAAGTCTACAAGCAGTTATGGCTTTAAGAAGTTTAAAGACGCTACTTTGGCTTATGATGATCCATTTGGGTACATTGCTCAGATTAAAGGGTATGCAGAGTCAGAAGGAGACACTGAGTTTGGCTGGTTGGCTATGGATAAACAAAATGGTCATCTTACTTTTTTGAAGTATGATATGAAAGATGATAAAGCGCCCGTCCATAAAGATATAGCTTGGGACATTAAAGAGCGAATCATCCACATTAAACAGATGGTAGAGCAGGAAAACCCCCCTGAGCACTGTCATGAGCCTGTACCGGACGGAAAGAGTGGTAACATGAAACTTGCTGTGGGTTGTTCTTACTGCCATTTCAAGAATGCGTGCTATCCTAAACTCAGAACCTTCGTTTATTCGACTGGCCCTAGATTCCTAACGGAGGTAGTTAATGAGCCTAAAGTCCCTGAAATCACGAAATAAGAGTGTTTATCGATCAGGGCTTGAGAAGAAATTTGCTCAAGCAATGCCGAAAGGTAAGTATCTTTATGAGCCTTATGATATTCCATATACTATGCACAGGAAGTATAAACCAGACTTTGTATGTAGAAAGACGAAAGTGTTGATTGAATGTAAAGGTTTTTTTAGAACAGGAGACACTCAAAAGTATACCGCTATTAGAGATTGTTTAGAAGAAGGGCAGAAGCTAATATTTATTTTGGCTGATCCTAACAAGAAGTTGCGTAAGGGTGCTAAAATGACTATGGGACAGTGGTGTACTAAAGAGGGTTTTGATTTTTATACAATAGATGAGTATGCGGATGTCATTAACAATACTTGAGATTAAAGAAAGAATACTACAGCAGTATGATACTGATGATCTTATTGATGCGTTAGACATATCTGCGGAGGAGCTTTTAGATAGGTTTGAGGATAAACTAATTAACCGCTATGATGAGTTTATGGAAGACCTTGAAGATGAGCACATGCATCAAGAATATAAAGAGGAGCTAGATGAAGAAGTCAATTAACGAGAGTGATCCTAGAGATTGGGACAGAGCCTATAAAACAGCGGTTGCGGGCCGCTCTCCCTCTGTTGTTCCAGAAAAGACAGCATATGATATTATGGAGGAAGAGGCCAATGGAAAAGAAGAAAACATAGAAAACCGGCGTATCGTCGGCGCTGATCAAGATATGGTAAACAATCCTTCTCATTACAACGAAGGTAATATTGAGTGTATAGAAGCTATAGAAGCCATGCTAACGCAAGAAGAATACATAGGCTATCTTAGAGGCAACGTCATGAAGTATAGCTGGCGTATGCGCTATAAAGGAAGCCCTATTGAGGATTTACGTAAGGCACGCTGGTACAGTCTGCGTTTAATGAATTATTTAGTGGAGAACCAGGATGCCATCTAAACTAGGTGTTCAAAACTATTTAGGTATAAATATCGATTATGATAGAGAAAACAGTCTTAATGATTTTTCTTTAGATACAATTAAAGATAGATACTTATGGGAGGAAGAGACACATGCTCAAGAGGCTTTTGCTAGAGCTTCGGTATTTGGTGCTACGTATCGGGGAAATACTGACTTTGATTTGGCACAGCGGTTATACGAATATTCTAGCCGTATGTACTTTAGTTACAGCACTCCTATACTCAGTAACGGGGGAACTACTAGGGGGCTTCCTATTAGTTGTTTTCTTAGCTATGTTCCTGATTCACGCGATGGCTTGTCTGCTCACTATGACGAAAATGTATGGCTGGCGTCAGGAGGCGGCGGCATTGGTGGCTACTGGGGTGATGTTAGGAGCAATGGCGTGCCTACTTCTAATGGTAGTCAGTCTACTGGCTCAATCCCTTTCATGCACATAGTG